ATCTGCGCGCGGGTGATGTCCATCGCGGCCTTCAGCGAGTCAGCCTGCGCGCACTCCCAGCGCCAAGCACCGCGGTTCAAGATATCGCCGAATGTGATCTGATAATCCCAAGTATCTTTGATCGCGTTCGGTTTGATCGCGTTCGGTTTGATCGTCACTCGTCGCGAGATCGCGATTTCCGCTTTGAAGCTCGTCATGGTCCGCAGGTCCATCGCGGCCCAGAGCATTTCGTTTTCCGTGTCGTAGTTATCTTGATTCATTGTCGTCCTGTTGTGTTGTGTTGCTGATTGTGACCGCGTATTTTCGCACGCCCACGGTCGGGCTCGTTGGCCTTGGTGTTCGGGTGGCTCCGAAAGTTATTTGGTGGTGCAATCCTCGGCGTAGTCCGCCGCTTCCTCCAGCGTCATCTCGCGGAGTCCGTGAGACAGCGTGTCGAGGATGTCCGCGAACGCCTGCTCGTTGTGTTGCACCGCGTGAGGCGCTGATCCGCACGCCCACTGCACCGGCTCGCATTGACAGTCCGTGCCTGCCCAGAGTTTACCAACGGGAGCAACGAGCTGGATGACTCTCATGTCGCGATAGCCGCAATCCTCCTCGACGGTTGCGCCTGCTTTGGCGACCACGCGTTTGATGTCGTTGAGGGTTTTCATTTGGTGAGGCGCGCAACCTTGTCGCCGTAGGCCACCGTCGCGGGCTTGCTCGCCCCGCGTGGCCCGCCGTTGTGCACTCGGGCCAGCGTGACCACGTCGCCCGCCGCCCACGCTGCGGGCGCGTAGCGTTGAAGGTAAGCGGTGACTACGCAGCGCGAGTAGTCGAGACCCGCGCATCGCGAATAGTCGCCGCCGATGCCTGCGTCGGCATGGTAGCCGCGGTGAATCTGGAGCGGCCCCAGCGCCTTGCCACCGTCGCCGATGATTGGCCCTGTGCGGCCGCTTGTCTCGACGACGTGCAGAGCGCGAAAGAAGGAGGCGGGTGGCGCGGCGCGCGCGGTTGCGCAGAGCGCGAGGAGGAGGAGCGTGGATTTCATTTCGTGAGCTTCGAGGCGTTGCGTTTCGCGGTGGCGACTTGGCGCTTCGTGCAGCCCGCGCCGATGCTTTCGGCAAGAGCGATTGCGCGGTCGGCGCGAGCTTGGTCGGGCGCGGTGAGCGCGAGGACCAGAGCTTGGGTGAGGGCGGTGGTCGGGCTCATTTTCCGGTAGCGAGATTGGAGTAGTATTCGGCCAAATCCCGAGCCTGCGCCAAGGCCGTCTTGAATGGCCGGTAGCTCATCTGGCCGCCGAACCACCGACCGAAGTTGGCGACGTCGCGCCATTCGGTCCCAAGACGCGGGAGGGATGATGCGAATCCGGCGACCGTGCGGCCGGTGCGTGTATTTTGGCGGACAGTGATTCGAGCGGCGTAGTTCATTTTGTTATGTTGCGAGCCTCGGGGTTATTTCCCTCCGGTCTGGCACCGGAAAACCCCGCGCCTCCGAAGAGATAGCGGGGTGGTTTGCGGGGGTGGGGTTGGTTATCCCATCTCGGCCATCCGAGCCATTCCGTCGTTGTATTCCCGCTCTTGCTCTGGCGTGGCGTAGAATCCGCAGAAGCCACCGGTTGAGCTGTCATCCATCACGCTCGCGGTGTGAATGAATCGGGTTCCTTCTGGCGCATTGGATTTGAGGGCTTCGAGGCTGTTGGCGTTCTTCATTTGGGTCTTCATTTTGTTTTTTGTGTTTTGCGTCTCGGGGTTAATTCCCTCCGACGTGCACACTCAATCCGATCGCCCCGCCTGCGTAAAGCTCAATTGCGTATTTTGTCCTGCTGCTTACCTAAGCCGTTGCAGTTGCGCCACTTAAAACGAATCAAATGTTGGCGATGGATTCGGAATCCGCGCAAAAGAAAGCCCGCGCAGCGGTAAATCCGCTCGCGGGCTTGCGGTTGGCCTCAGCCCTCGCCGCCGCATGGTGCTGCGAGGAGAGCAAAATCGGCAGCGATGGCAAGCGTGTAATTGCGCGGCGCCTACTTTGTATCCGCTTCGGTCATACGTCGAGCGCATCCGAAAACAAAGCGTCGCCGAAATCTGAAACCATCGGCTCGGCCTTCGCTGCGCGGTAGAAATTCGCCATCGTGTCGGCATCGAGCGCGGCGCTTGAAAAGTATCGGTCGAACGCGTCGCCCGTCACGCGCAACTTTGCAATCCACGGCGTGAGCGGGTCTTTGCCTGAGTGCGCCGCCTCCGAGTCCACGAAGAGTGAGAACAACCCCACGGCCTCGCGCGTCATTCTGTCCACGCGGTAGGTGATGAGCCGCGTGTAGTTTCCCTGTGCGCCAGAGCGCAGCGTGAATGTTTTTTGAAAGGCCATGTTAGGTGTAATCCGTGAAGCGTGCGGAGAGTCGAAGCGGTCCTGATGCAAGCGTACCGCCGTCGTTGCGATAGATTTTTATTACCGCGTTTGTGGATGTTGAGCTTGCGGACTGCGAGTCGTAGAAGCCTTGGTAAAGAACGTCCTCGACCACGACCAGACCGTCATCAGGCTTCGTGCTGAATCCGCGATTCGTCAGGGAGATGTTTACGTTCTCGGTCGCGGCCCCGCCTGTGAGCGTGACCACGTCGTTAATTTCATAGACGACGTTTACCTGTCGCGTGGATGAGCCAGAGCCGGTTTTGATTCCGGTGGTGGTTACGTCGGAGTCATTGTATTTTGAGACCGTTCCAGTTCCGACTGACGCCGCCGAGTTTGCGTTTCCGAGACTTGCCCACGATGACGCAACACCTGATCGGTTCACGGCCCTGATGCGTATGTATCCCGCGCCAATCGTCGAGGTGTATAGGAACGTTTCGGTGTCTCGTGTCGTTACGAAAAAATTTGCTCCGTCGAACGGCGTCCAACTGTAATCTGTCGCCGCGTCGCTGTTGGTTGTCGTCGCTTTGATTTGGTAGTAATCGAAATCGGATTCGGTGTTCGGTGCCCATCCGATTCGAGTGCCGACGAGAAACACGAGGGTTCCGGTAAAGTATTTCGGCTTCACGCCATCGCCCGTAAATGTCCCTCCGGTCGGCGCAGCCGGTGCCGTCGTGTTGCTCGGCGCGGTCCTCGACAACGTAGTCGAGACCGTGCTGCGCACGTTGCTGAACGACACCGCGCGAATCGCGAAAACGTATGACGCCCCGACCGTGAGATCGTCGATGGTCGCGTTGCCCGCTGCCGTTAATTCGCAAGCAATCAGGAAGTCGGTTGAGCCGCTGATCTTGTAAAGCACTTGATTGACCCGCGCGCCCGCAGGAAGCGCGGGGGCGGCGATGGTGATCTTTGCGAATGTCCCGCCGTCGCTTGAAAGGTAAGTCGATTCCGAAACAAAGGTCGGAGCGCTGGGCGTGCTCGGTGGCGTCGAGTCAATCGGTCCAGCCGTAATCACGACCGGCACGGCAGACACCGAGGTTGCAAAGCCGCTGACGTTCTCGACCGTGTCGTAAGCGTTAATCCAATAGTAATACGTGGTCCCGATGTCCACGTCGGTGTCCACAAATCGCGACGCTCTCACCTCGGCGATTTTGTTCGTGTTGGCGTTCGCTGGCGTGACCGCCGTGGTGTTGCGATAAATGCCATACTCCGAGAAATCGGGCTCGGTGTTGTCGTTCCAGTCGAGCGATACGGCGCGGCCCGTGCCGACTACGGCGCTAAGGCCGGTCGGCGTGACGGGCGCGGTGGTGTCTTTGGCTACGCCCGTTTGCGCCGTGAGGTAACTCGTCGATACGTTAAAATAAGACTCGCCGAAAATTCGCACGTCGTAGGTCAGACCGATCTTCACGTCGCTCGAAATGTAGTCGCGCGTCTGGTCTCCTCCGACGCGGCTCCATGTGAGATACGTCGCTGACGTGCTTTCCTTGTATTCGATGGCCACTACGCCGCCCGATTGAATGAACGCCTCGGCGGGCGCGGTCCACGCCACAAGGATGCGAGGCAGCGCCGTGCCGTCGGCTTGGATTAGCTGCGTCGTTCCGTTTGCCGTAAGCGTGAGATTTGTCGGCGCGCTCAGGTCGTAGGGGTTCGGTAGCGTCGTATTTGGCGAATCTGGAACCGCAACCTCGTCCGCAACGGTCCAATCGTAAACAGTCGAAGCGGTCTCGCGCATCGTCATCTCGACGCCGATATTCGGCGGATTTCCCTCTGTCGTAAAATGCCACTCCATCACCTCGAATACCTTCGCGGACCACCCGAGTTTTGCATTGGTGATCATCACCGTATCGCCTGCGCGGACCTGCATCGCTTCGAGTCGGAAGCGCGCGGTGAATGTGATTTCTTCGCGCGCTCGGCGGAGCTCGATGACAGCGAGACGCTGCGCGCAAGACGAGGAGGTCGTGAACGGCAGCACTACGTCGCGCCAGTAGCGCACGCTGTTGTCCGCCGTGTAGTAGGCCGATGGCGCAATCGAAGGGAAGTCCGAGACCTGCCATTGATTTGCCTCGGAGACGTAAACACCTTTCACGGCGTTCACGCGATCGCGCGCGCTCGTCCGCGTCTGCACGCTCATGCCGCCAGCGAAATGCTTCTCACTCAGCGTTACGGTTGGGATGCGGTAGCCCGCCGCGTAGAGCACAATCTTGCCGCCTGAGTAGGCGATTAGCCCGCCCATCGAGCTAAGCAATTTGCCGATGTTAGAGTCTGGCGATTCGCTCGTTGAGAGCACGCCATTGCACTCGTAGCGGTTCTCGTAGGTGACCGGCGAGACCGGCAGCACCTGCACTTGCTCGTCGCAAATGTTCGCCGCAGTCTTGAACGATTCCACGTCAATCTCGGTGTCGTTCATGGAGAGCGCAAGATCGCTCTTGAGGTAGTCGAGCAGACAGAGCGCTGGGTTTGCGCTCCATGCGGTTGTCGAAGTGCGCGGATCGGCAACGACCTTGCCTTTCACGATCGCCGATATGTTCGGGATTCCGTTTGT